GCCTTAGAGCTATTATGTTTAATGGCACCTTTAATGAACGTAATGATAATGGCCTTATTGAGCACTCAGGGTTATGTATCTTAGACTTTGATGATTATCCTAGTGATGAGGTAATGGAAGCTGAGAAAGTTCGGCTAATGGCTTGTATCAATGTCTTTATGATATTTGTATCACCATCAGGTAAAGGATTAAAGTGCGTGATTAAGATACCACCATCTGATAAATTCACGCATAAGAGAAGGTTTAAGGCATTTGAAGAGTTTATTGATAGTGATTACTTTGATACATCCTCCTGCAATGTTAGTAGGGTATGCTTTGAGTCTTATGATCCTACAGCCTATATTAATTTAGATGCTGAGGTCTTTAATCTTATTGAGGAGGAGAAAGGTCATAGCTCATTTGATAAGGTGCCAGTGCTACCAATGACTAATGAAGCTAATATCATTGATAATATCATGAAGTTTAACCATGGTGATATTGGTAATGGTAGGAATAATTGGGTGTTCAAAGTAGCTAGCTGTTTTTGTGAGTATGGCATTAGTGAGAATACTGCTAAGCTTTACCTGCATCAATACAGTGACAAGACCTTTACTCAAATAGAAATTAATACCTGTGTAGGATCTGCATATAAAAGAAGTGATAGAGGAACTAAGTACTTTGAGGATAAAGAAACCATCATAAAGGTAAAGTCAAAACTAAAGGAGGGTATATCCCCTAGTGATATCTCTAAACAATTAGATATTAAGCCTGATGTAGTAGAAGATGTCAAAAAAGATGTGGCTAATAGTGAGGATGTGTTTTGGACTTTTAGTGATAAGAAAGGGGTGTCAGTAGATCCTATGAAGTATCGTGACTTCTTATACAAGTATGGCTTTAATAAGTATTATCCTGAACGTTCAGAGAAACCTACATTTGTAAGGGTAATTGAAAACAAAGTTAATTTAAGCTCAGTGGACCAGGTCAAAGATTTTGTCTTAGCTTATCTAATGAAGCAGAAGCAAGTGGAAGTATGGAACTACTGTAGTAAATCACCTTACCTCTTTACAGATGGTCACTTATCTATGCTAGAGCCAATAGGATTAATGATGTTGCAGGATACTAAAGATGTGAGCTTCATACCTTACAGAAATGGAGTAGTTAAGATTACAAAAGATAAGATAGATATTGTGCCCTACATTGATATAGATGGCTACATATGGGATAGGCAAATCATTGATAGAGATTACAAGCCAACTAAAACTATACAAAATGATTTCAAGAGCTTCGTGTCTAAAGTATCAGCTGATGATGAGCAGAGGGTAAATGCCTTAGAGACTACCCTAGGTTATCTACTTCATACCTATAAGGATAAGACTGACCAAAAGGCAATTATTTTTAATGATCAGGAGATAGATGATAATCCTAATGGTGGAAGTGGTAAGAGCTTAGTACTAACAGCCATAGGTAAGATTAGAAATATAGTTAAGATAGATGGTAAAGCATTCAATCCTCAGAAGTCAGACTTTGTTTATCAGAGGGTAAACTTAGATAGTCAGATCCTGGCCTTTGATGATGTGAAAAAGAACTTTGACTTTGAGCAGCTATTCTCACTGATATCAGAAGGGATAACAGTGAACAGAAAAAACAAAGATGAGATCTTTATCCCATTTGAAAGGAGCCCTAAGATTGTGATAACTACCAACTATGTCATAAGTGGTGCAGGTGGTAGTCATGACAGGAGAAGGCATGAGATAGAATTTAATCAGTACTTTAATGCTCAGCGTAACCCATTAGATGAGTATGGTAGGTTATTGTTTGACAGCTGGACTGTAGTAGATTGGTTAATCTTTGATAACTATATGATCAGTAACCTGCAGAAATTCTTATCAATGGGCCTTGTTAAAACAAAAGCTATCAATGCAGATGATAAAAGGTTTATCTCTTCTACTAATAAGGAGTTCTATGATTACGCTATAGAGGGTAACATTACAATGGATACACTACACTATAATAACGTATCTATTCAGGACTTCCAAACATATACAGGAGGGTGGCATGATCTAAATGCTCAGAGGTATCTAAAGATGGTTAATGAGTACTGCAAGTTTAAGGGGTATCACTTTGATAAGGGGAGAAGTGCAGTAGGTAGATGGTTTAAAATAACTAAGTTATGATATACGCTGAAGATATAGATGGTAATAGCATACATATTGATGATGCTGTTAAAGGTATTACATATTATTTTAGGTATGAAGATAAAGAATATGAGATAATAGTAGCACATGGTGATAAGTATAGAAAGCACTACAAAACTAAAAGAGGTGAGGATATTGATGTAAATATAATTTTTCACAAAGACTGTCAAAAATACTTAAAAGAGAAAAAAACAGTGCAAGTAGATAATTTAACAATTATATGTGATAAAGTATTATTAGAAGCTGAGGCAGCTAGATACATAAAAGCAAAGATACCTGATTACTCTATGAGGCCTGATTGTTTATTTTTAGATAGTGATGGTGAGATACTTTGCATAGTAGAAGTAAATGTAACACATGCTAAAGATGATAAGGATATACAAAAAATTAAACAGTATCAAATACCAACAATAGAACTAACTTATGGAAAACAAAAAGATAATTATCAGCAACCTATTAGAACTGAATGGTTATATTTTAGAGAGGAAGAAAGCTGCGAAATTGAGATTAGAAAACGAATTAGAGCAGGTAATATATCAATACAAAAAGCTAGTTTATCATATAACAAAACTAGAGAATACATACGAACTTTTAACGCCAGAGTTAGACCAAGCAGAACTATTGAACAGCTTACAGAACAAATTGAATTTGTTACAAACAGAATTAGATTTATTGATGCCTGTATTCAAAAAGCATTGGTATGATCCAAAAAGACAATTTACATATGCAGAACACTTAAAACAAAAAAATGAACAAACAAAACAAACAGAGACTACATGAGCTTGAGGAAAGGTACATGAGCTATCGGTACCCATCAGCACCAGGGCACATCATCCCCTTCACTAAGTACTCAGATGCTACAGCTAATGGCTTGACTAGATGCATCACTGACTTTCTTAACTTCTCTAAGCATCAAGCTGAAAGGATCAATACAATGGGAGTATTCAGGCAAAGCTATAGAACTGATGGCACTAAGACTGCAGGGCAGTGGACCAAGGGCACAGGTACTCCAGGATCTGCAGATATCTCAGCCACTATTTATGGGAGATCTGTAAAGATAGAAGTAAAGATTGGTAAGGATAAGCAGTCAGTGGTGCAGAAGCAATACCAATTAATGATAGAAGCTGCAGGAGGTATCTACATCATAAGCAAGACCTTTGATGATTTTGTGGAGTGGTATGATAATTTTTGCGTAAAGTATGAAATTTAAGTACTAATAGCAAAACAAAACTATAAAGCATAAGGGGTAAAAGTTGCCCCATTAATTAAATAGAAATGATATAACTAGCCATAACTACCAAAATTAACCACCTTTGGCGAAGTATAATAACTAATGATATGAAAGCAACACTAGAATTTAACCTACCTGAAGATCAGGAGGAGTTCAAACACGTTTATAATGGATTCAATTATTATATGGCACTTGTGGAGATGGATCAGTGGCTGCGAAGTGAGTATAAGTACAACGGTAAGGAGGAGATGTATGAGGTAAGAAATAAGCTAAGAGAAATAATTTTTGAAAATAATGTGAAAATAGAATAATAAGTAGTATATTTGTAAACAATTAATAAACTAACCAATGGAAAAAACAACAACTAAGGCTGTAAAGCCTCAGGAGGTTGAGCAGCAGCCTGCTCCCTTCTATGTTCGCCTTCACAAGGCAAAACAACTAATCGGTAAAGTACATAAGAATGCTACTAACCCCCATTTCAAAAAGAGTTATGCTGATATCAATAGTATCTTAGAAGCTGTTGAGCCTATCCTATTACAGCATGATCTGTTATTACTACAGCCTATAGATGGTGGTAGTGTATGCACTCAGATAGTATGCATCTACACTGGCTTTAGTATCTCTAGCTGTATGGCTATGGACTTAACCCTCAACGCACAGCAGCAGGGGAGTCAAATTTCCTACTTTCGTAGGTACACCATCCAAGCTCTGCTCACTCTTCAGGCAACTGATGATGATGGCCACATAGCTACAACGGCTAAGCCAAAAATAGATGCAAAGAGATTTGCTGAGGCTGTTAAGGCTATAGCTGATGGTAAGTTTACTGTAGAGAAGTTAAAGGATAGCTTTGACCTTACAGATGTTCAGACAAATTCACTGTTGCTAATCCCTATGATATGAAAATTAGATGTTCAGCTATAGGTAAGATAATGACCTCTTCTAAGACTAAAGGGGAGGTACTATCACAAACAACTAAAACGTATATTCAGGGCTTAGCCCTGGCACACGTTTATGGTATACGTAAAGAGTTTACTAGTAAGTATACTGATAAGGGTAATGAGTGTGAGGATATGTGCCTTAGCTTTGTAATGGATGTAATTGATAAGGGCTTCCTGTTTAAGAATGAAGAGCACTTCACAAATGATTGGCTTACCGGTACACCGGATGTGGTTACTGATCAGGTGCTAGTGGATGTAAAGAACTCATGGAGTGGATCTACTTTCCCCTGGTTTGATACTGAGTGTCCTAACAAAGATTACTACTACCAACTACAAGGCTATATGTGGCTAACTGATAAACAAGAGGCTTTACTTTGTTACTGCCTAACCAATACACCCCATGCCATAGTAGAGCAGGAGGTAAAGAGTGCACACTATAAGCTAGGGTTAATGGAAGAGAGTTTAGATCTTAGAGACCAGGTGCAAAAACAGCACAGCTTCAATCATATACCTGATGCTAAAAGAGTAAAGACCTTTGTAATACAAAGAGATGATGAGGTGATAGAGCAGATCAAGGTGAGGGTAGAACAGTGCAGGGATTATTTTAACGAACTAATAAAACAATTATGATACAAAGAGAAGAGTTTAAGGAGAAGGCTATACTAGTGGCTATGGAAGCACTAATGCTAAGCCAACAAGGGATAAGCCCTAACTATGTGGCTAAGAAAGCCCTAGAGTATGCAGAAGCTATCACACTAGAGGTGTGTGGTGAGGAGATAGTATGGCCCAGTGATAGGATCGTATGATAATCCTACTAACAATACTACTAACCCCTGCTGTGGTGTGGGGGTGGTGGTGCACAATCGCTTATTTATTAACAATTTTTAACAATGATTAACAATGGAAACTAAAAACAACACAGGTGCTATCTTCAAAAATGATAAGAAGACAAGCGAAACTCACCCTGACTACAAGGGGAAGGTAAATGTAAACGGTAAAGATATGGAGGTAGCTCTATGGCTTAAAGAAAGTAAGACAGGTATAAAGTACTTTAGTACTACATTCCAAGAGCCTTATGTGAAGCCAGTGCATACAGAGATACCTTTAATGCCAGATGATGCAGATGATGATTTGCCATTCTAAATAATTTGATTATATTTGGGCCATGATATTACTAGCCCTTATACCATTAGCTTGGTGGTTTGTTACTTTTGAGCCATTACAAGCAACTTTTAACTACTTATTCAAGTATAACACCAGGTTACCATTAGCCATACATATACACTCTGCATTGGGCTGTATAAAATGTGTGGCTTTTTGGCTTACTTTAATTTGTACCTTTGATTTTATCCTGGCTTGTCAGGCTGCACTATTATCCTTTATACTAGATGAATGTTTACAGAAGCTGAGATAGAACTAATTGATAATATAGCTAAGATGCCTGATAGTGAAAGGTATACTAAGTACAGCTGTATTAAACTGTATAAGATTAAAGAAAAGTACGAAGGTAGACAGCCTAGAGAATGCTTTTGTGCATCAGTTAGGAGGAGGATATGGTCCAAGGACTTTATGCAATGGTATGAAAAGAGCCTTAGACAAGTACATTAGCAGCAACTATGCTGAGGTGAGGGCTTACACTGCCTACTTTCTATCTAAGATGGGGAGCTATATTGATGCTGATACTGTTATCAATAACTCATACCTACACGTAGTTAATATAGATGGTGATCCTGATAAGGTCAAAGGTTATCTACTCAATACAATTAAGTATCAGATCCTATGGAGTACATCAAAGAGCCACCGAGATGATAAGATAACAGCCATTGAGCACCCAAACACTGAGCCTGCAGATGATGATGACCTGGTGCATAAGCTTAGGGAGGATAGAGCCTACTCTTTTAACAAAGGTTTGATAGAGATATATCGGAATGAGATAACAGATAAGATACAGCTAATAGTATTTGAAGCTTACATTGATAAAGGATATATTACCTCAAGAGCTATGGCTATTTATTTCGGTATTACTCATACTTCTGCTTACTACCTGATAAA